AAGGACTTCGACATAATACCATTGTCGGATACGTTCTGAAAATTCAATCACTTGTGCGTAGAGCATCTCAGTACAACTATGCAGTAGATAATACCTACGACGAGATTGATTTGAGGACTGAACCAACAAACGCCGTGTTCCTTTCGATGAATGAGATCACAAGAATATACTACTACAAGTTTGTCAGGCAGGATAAGCGGAAAGCAAAAGAACGGATCAGAGATATGTTTGTATTAGGCTGTCTCACTGCCTTGCGATACTCGGACTATTCAAGACTTACAAGTCAGAACCTTATTGATAACTACATTGTCATCCGGACAAAAAAGACTAACATCGACGTAAAGGTTCCAGCTCATGATTATGTGCGGGAAATTTTCTCAAAGTATGCCGGTCAGGTTCCATGCGGTCTTTGCATTCAGTACTTCAATAAGTATCTGAAGGTGATAATGAAAGAAATCGGATTAAACGATCCGATTACTTATTCATTCACTAAAGGCGGAAAGCTGACAACGGTTACCCATGAAAAGTGGGAATTGATAAGTAGTCATACAGCAAGAAGAAGTGCAGCGACAAATATGTATCTGACCGGCCGGATGAAGACGTTCGAGATAATGAAGCTCACCGGGCACCGGACTGAACAGAACTTCTTTCGATACATCCGGCTAACTGGTGATGATACAGCCCGGTCTATTTCGGGTGATATGTTTTTTAGAAAGTAATATTAAAAATGAATAAAGAAAAGTGCATTTTATGTGGAAAGGAAACAGTGTCGGTTATTAAGACCGATATCGGTTTTATGTGTTATAATTGTTATGCTGATCAGCGTAATCCTCCACGTTCTAAAGAAGTACATAATAATGAGGAAGCTCGCATACAAACAGAGTTCTTTAAACTTATTCCTTTATATTTCCCCAATATTCCAGACAGACTTATATTTGCCGTTCCGAACGGTGGTAGTCGTCATGTAAGGGAAGCCGCTAACCTTAAACGTCAAGGAGTGAAACCCGGAGTTTCTGATGTGATCGTACTAATTCCCAAAAAGGGTTTTGCTTCTCTCTGTATAGAGTTTAAAACGAAGGTGGGGAAACAGTCAGAATATCAAAAAGAATTCCAAAAACAGGCTGAAAGTTGCCGAAATAAATACGTTATAGTCCGAAGTGCATTACAAGCAATCGAAGAACTACGAAAATATCTTTCTTAATAGAACTGAAATATATGATACGGGAATTACATTTTGAGATATTATAATTTAGAAATCATCCATACCATCTTCATGTTGAATCATGCCATCAAATTTCATTTCAACAAAAAAAGGTGAATAACGGTATCCATTATGATATTTATTATCATTTCCTAATTTAATCTTTAGTTGGATATCATTTACTGAACAAATTTGGTTTAGTAAATACAACCCTATTCCCCTCCCTTCTTCGACATTTCGGTTTATAACGTTTCTACTTCTATAATTACGATCTGTGAGTTTTTTTATCTCGTCATCACCAGGGCGAATCCCCCAATTCATGAATGTTAATGTCAATCTGTCTTCAGTTTCTTTAAATGTAATTTTTATAGTTTCATTTTCAATAGAATACTTTATGGCATTTTCTAGCACAATGAAAAAGGCTATTTCTATAGAATTACTGGCACTAAAAAGATTATAAGACTTCCCATCAAGATAAATGCCGACATTTTTACGCTTAGCTTCAGCATTCAAACATTTATAGACTTTTTCTATCTTTTTATAAATTGCAATTTCTCTCTTGTTTGATGACAAATTTAATATAGGATTAACCTCCAAATCATAAGTATCCAATCTAATAGACATTAAATTTGAAATAGAATATATATCTAGATTCAAGGTTTCAATATATTCCGTTTTATTTCTCAACTGCGAAATTGCAGGATTTAATTTTGTAACAACTCCTTTAAGTTGAGTATTCAACTTACGTAATTCATGTATTGTATTATCCAACAACTCCTTATCTAATTTTAATTGAGAGCTATCTTTAGTATACTTAGCAGCCACATCAAAGGTTGGTTGATTTTCTTGGATAAATCTGTCAAAATTATCTTTAAGACTATTATATTCATTAATAGTCATTCTTAAGGTTTGATCGATATTATGATTGAGTTTTCGTGTTATTTTTCGATCTGTCTTCTTATCGATATTTAAACACGTGAATATAATATTGACACCTCCCAATTTTGTACATTCTACGGCAAAGCCGTATGGACAAGTATGAAAACCACTGTTTTCTTTCAAGGAATGGTAAAATTCCTTACACTTTGGGTTGTCTTTTTTATCTATACAAAATTGGGGTATACTAAAAATATACCCATTAGAAATAATACTATCAGCAAGTATTTTATAAGGGAATGGAGCTATAATCATAATGTATTTAATATAATTCCAGCAACTAATGATTGAACAACAGCACGAACGTCGGGATTCAAAGTATTTTCTTTCTTGGCTGAAGGGAAATTATGAAAATCTCCATTTTTATTCAAGATAATATCTACATACTCATCTTCTAAATTGGCTAAAGAGATTAAATCTACTTCTTCTTTCAACAATATATCTCTTATTTTTAACCAAACCTCCTTAGGATCTGATATATTCCGAATCAGATTATCTATTTCAATACACCAATCATCTATTTCTATATCTTTTTTTATAATGCTTACTCCTTCTAAATAGTTATTTATAGAAATATCATATGTTGATCCAGTATAAGCAGCATAAGCTTTTAAAGGATATTTCTTTTTTAATTCACGAATTAAAAAAGCCCCTCCCATTGGTGATTTAAAATCCTTACCAACCCCTTTAATATCACAGATTATTATGGGGTATGAGTCGAACATCTGAAGGTCTAAAGCATCATCGTATTTTCTTATATCAAATCCGCTCTTTCTTAATTCTTCCAAAAAAACAAAATCCTCATCATCAATTATTGCAATTTTAAATCGATCTCTTGATGCAGATTTTATTTTTCTGCTAGGTGTATTAAGATCCTTAATAGTATATCTTTTATGTTTAAACCATCCCATATTTATATTTTTTTAGAATGCGGCAAAAATAATGATTTTTTCTATTGTCATCAAATTATAGAACAAAGATTAATATAAAATTGTTCTAATATAATGTTTACCACTGCCACAAATTATAATTCCCTCCAATACCAATATACCAACCGCTTGGATATCCGTATCCTGCTTGCACACCAAATCCCCAGCGTTTCTTTTTTGGTTTAACTATATGGTAGACATCATTCGTTACCGTCTGATATACAGTTCTTGGAAATATATGCAAACTGTCTAACCTTGGACGATAGCCAGATACCCATAGCTGGTAAAGACTATCCTTATAATAAGTTTGTTCGCGATGAACTACTGTATCACCGATGTGTATAGTGTCTGTTAACCAAATAGTTAACAAAGGTGCCATAGGTGACGAAATATACAAGGTTTCAACTTTGACAACCGTCTTTATCTTTGTCTCAATTCTGATTTCCGCCGGTGGTTGCTCATGCGGACGGAACCAAACAATAACACAAACGATCATCAACAATGTAACTGATATCCAAGGTAGCGTTTTCATGGCCGGATCACTGTATTACGAAGAAAATTAGAAAATTCACTCCTGACATCGAAGCAGGGGCACGCCTTAATAT